CTTCATGATCTTTTCTACGAGGCTGCCCGCAAGTTCGATAGCCGTGCCGGTGAACTGATGGCGAAGTTCAACCGGGACTACTTCCAGCCTATTGAAAAGATCATGAAGGAGGCTGGGCTCAGTCTGGAAACAGTTGACGCCTATCTCTACGCCCGTGCGGCGCGGGCTCGTAACGCGCGCCTGAAGGCCAAGGCGGAGAACGAGATCCGCACCAAGATGTACAATAAAATCATCAGCGAGATGGAGGCTGATGGCGCTACCGAAGCGGAAATCCAAACAGCCATCATTGACGCGGACGCCGACGTTCAGGCGGCGATTGCAAAGGCCGCAGCTGACGGCAAGATTCCTGAATCCGGTTCCGGCATGACGGATCAGGAAGCCGACCGAATAATGAACGGCTACCGAGGTCAGGATTACTTTCCGGCCCTTGAGCGCATCGGCGAGATCTTCAACCGCGCCAACAAGGAGCGGATGGAAAACAACATCCAGCGTGGCCTCGTGTCCCGTGAAATCGGCGAGCAGCTGCTGCGCGAAGAGCCAGACTACGTCCCGATGAAGGGCTTTGTCTTCGACGAGAACCTGACTGAGCCCGCTGAGGACTTCGAGGACGTGATGGGCTACGGCGGCAGCGGCTTCGGTGTCAGCGTCCGCGAGTGGTACGATACGCGCGGTCGCACCAGTCTGGGCTTCTCTCCGCTTGGCACGTTTGTCTCCGATGTGGGCACATCCATCGTTCGCGGCGAGCGCAACCGCGTTGGCCAGAAGCTGATGACGTTCTTCATCGATAACCCGTCTGAGTCGTGGAAGGTGTTCAGCTATCGGAACCCGCCGCGCAATCGGAACGGCGACATCCAGCGCCCGTCGCCGTTCGACCCGAACTTCATGGTGGTGAAGCGCGGCGGCGACACGTTCTACCTACGCATCGATGACCCCCTGTTGGCGAAGGCCGCGAAGAACCTGAACCCGCAGCAGATGAACTCGCTCCTGCAGATTTCGAGCAACCTGACGCGCATGCTGTCACGCTCGTTCACGACGGCGAACCCGGACTTCTTCGTGCCGAACGTCTTCCGCGATCTGCAGTCTGCGGCGCTGAACCTTGGTGCTGAGGCGCCCGGTTTGCTTAAGGCGTTCAGGGATAAGATAAAGGACGGCAAGGCATTCCGTAGTGTCGCCGCCTTCGAGTATGGCCGTGAGGGCGGAGATCCCGCGCTGCGCGAACTGTACGAGCAGTTCAAGCTCGACGGCGGATCGGTGTCGTGGGTGCAGCGCGAGACGCCGCAAGAGGCCGCGGCTCGGATCCAGAAGGATCTGAAGACGGTCAATGACAGCCTGAAGGATTTGAAGGACGCCCGCAGCGCCAAGCAGGCTATCGAAGCTGTGTGGAATCCGACCGGCAAGGGCTTCCGCGCGATGGTTGGCGCCCTCGAAAGCACCAACGCCACCTTCGAAAACAGTGTCCGCTTCGCCGCTTACAGGGCGGCGCTCGAAATCGGCATGACCCGCGAGCAGGCGGCTATGATCTCGCGCGAGGCGACCGTGGACTTCAACCGGCGCGGCGAAGCTGGCGCTCTGCTGAACGCTCTGTACGCCTTCTTCAATGCCGGCATTCAGGGTAGCGTCCGCACCGCGCGGGCGCTGTCGAACAACCCGTTGAAGACCGGCAAGCTGTCCACCACGCAGGCGGCGCTGCTCGGCATGATGACCACGGCTGCCACGCTGGCCGCTGCGAACGCGGCGCTGTCCGACGAAGACGACGACGGCAAGCTCTTCTGGGATAAGATCCCGGACTACGAGAAAGAGCGCAACCTCATCATCATGAACCCGCTGGATGGGAAGACCTACACCAAGATCCCGATGCCCTACGGCTTTGGCTTCTTCCCGTATCTGGCAACCCGGACGATGGATGCCGCCCGTCGCGGTGACGATCTCGGCGCTGTCGGTCTGGACATCGCGACCGCTGGCCTTGGCAACTTCTCCCCGGTGCAGTTCAGCGCCGGCAACATCCCCAGTTCGGTTGCCCGCGCGGCAACGCCCACGATGGGTAAGCCGTTCGTTGAACTCATGCTCAATGAAAACTTCATGGGCAAGCCGATCTACAACGAGCCGTTCGACAAGGGGCAGTCCTACGCCTCTGTCGCCCGGTTCAATACGCCTGAGGGTTACAAGGAACTGTCTCAGTTCCTGAACGACATCAGCGGCGGAGAGGGCAAGCTGAAGGGCAACCTGAATGCCCCCGCTGAGAGCTTCGAGTATCTCACAGAGTTTGCCTTCGGTGGCGTGACCAATCTGGCCAAGTCACTCTATCGGACGGGTGAAGAGGGTGATGCCGTGGCCGCTCCTGTGGTCCGCCGCCTTGTTGGCCAGCCGGGTAAGGGGCGCAACGTGGGTGAGTATTACGAACGCGAAGAGCGGGCGCGCGTCGTGAATCAGCAGATGAAGGATCTGACCGGTCTTGAAAGGCGTGCGCTGATCGAGAAGTTCCCGGCGGAAACCAATCCGCGTGTCCAGTCGGCCTTGACCGCTACCCGCTCTGCGGTTCGTAAACTGAACGAAGAGCGCAAGCGCATTCGGAATCTGGATATCGATGAGGGTGTGAAGGCTGAGCGCCTTGAAGCTCTTCGGGAGCGCACCGATGCGGAGTTCGTGCGCTTCAACCGGATCTACAATCAGGTAGAAGAGGCGACCCGCTAAGGTCGCCTCTCTCATCTTTCAGAACGGGACTTCGTCGTCCAGCGGGCGCTGCGGTGCTGGCTGCCGCTGAGCGGGTGCCGCTGACCGCTGCTGGGCGGGCTGAGCGCCGTCCTGCTTGGGCTCATACATCGAGACGATGATGCTCTCACGGCCATCGTTGCCGCCGACACCAGCAGGATTGAACGTGCGGTCGAGCAGGATGTAGGGGCCGTTCTGCCCATCCATCACGACGCCGACATTCTTGAAGCGGCCCTTGGTCTGGCCTTGGCCGTCAGTGTATTCGCCAACCTTGACGACCAGATCGTATTTCTTACCCATTCACTCTCTCCTCAGTTAAACAGTTTGCGCAGCTTCAAGGCGCCGCGCGGTGCCATCAGTTCGGCTTCGTCGAGATAGCCGTTGTGCAGATCTCGCCACTCGCCACGCTCTTCCGGTGTCAGCTTCGCGACGATGTCGCATGCGGCTTCACACCAGCCATCCCAATCGACCATGTCGCCTTCTTCCTGCGGCTCCAGAATGTCGATGTGGAGTTCCTTCTTCTGGCGCGGTGCTGCCGTTGTCTTGGCGGCCAGCTTCTCTTCGAGGCTCTGCACCTGCACTTCTGCAGCCGGGGCTTCCTCGAAGTCCGTGATGTCGACCTCGCTGCCGGCATACTCGTCAGCTTCGACCACGCCTTCCGCCTGATTGTCCACGGCCACGGCGCGCTGCGCTTCGGTCGAGAGCGGCATGTACTTGCTGGCGCGGCGAACCACGGTCTTGCGCCACATCTCGGCTTCGTCCGTCTTCCACGGGCCGACGATGTTGCCGTCCTTAGTCTTGGCCGATGAGCGGTCACGGATGGCAAGGATCTGTTCCTTGCTCATCACCTCGAACTGGGTCTCGCCGTTCTTCAGCTTCCACACGCAGTAGGCACCGACCATCGCGCCGCGGTTGGACAGGCCGTGCTTGTGGACGATGCTGGAGTCCAGACCTTCCACAACCTCGAACAGATCGTTCTCGTGAACCAGCCGGCTCTCGATCTTCAGCACCTCACCCGACTGCATGGCCAGCTTCATCAGGCCCTTATAGCGGGGCCGGAATTGCGCCACGTTCTTCTTCAGGCGGCCATCCCACACCTTCAGGATGTCTGCCTCACCCATGTTCTTGTTGAGGCTCAGGCCCAGTTCTGCGGCGCTCAGGCATGCCTTCAGCAGCGAGCCACGGTCGCAGTCCAACAGGTCCATGTTGTCCGCCACAGCGGCGACGACGATGCCTTGGAACTTATCGACGGTCATGGCCTGCGGAAGCAGGCTGCGCAGGTGGCTCTCGCGCATGGCGAGCTCCTGCTTGAACCGGTCCATCGGTTTGGCCGGGAGGTTACTTGTTTGCATTGTTCTGCTCCTCTTCCATGTCTTCGATCATGAGTTCAATCGCGCGCTCAACGGTGGCGCGCAGGGTGGGCTTGAGCGGGTGGCGTGCAGCCACTGAGCGCAGCTTGCCCAGCAGTTCGCGGTTTACCCGCATCATCACGTCTTCTTTCTTCACTTTGACACCGTCACTTTCTTGTAGCCGGAGCGAGCGCCGTAGAACGTGCCGATCATCTGCTCCGTGATCTCAGTGCCGACCGACGCCTTAATGGTGCTGATCGACAGCTTGTGGTCGCCGCACTTCACGACGGCCTTGTCCTGCGACGTGTTCATCTTCTTCATCTCCTCGATGCTGAGGGTCAGAAGCTCGGTCTTCGCTGCGTCCTTCTTGGCCTTGGCCTCCTTCTCAATCGCAGCGTTCTCCTGATACGTCTGGAACAAGTGGGCATGCTCCGTGGTGAGCGTCACCTCAGACATGGGCACGAAGTCCAGCAGACGCACGACGGCGTCTCCGTCCTTATTGAAGTCCACCGGTGGTTCTTCGCCTGCCCGGACGCTGTCCCAGAACTTTGCGACATGAGATTTAATTTTCGAAATTATTTCCACGCTGCGAGGAACCTTCATGCGGCGTGGCTCGTTCCGTATCAGCGCGATCAGCCAGCCATACTCAGCGCCAGTGCAAGCCATCTGGTGCAGAACCTGCAGGACGTAGTTGTCGGGAGCGCAGGTGATCGTGTCACCTTCGTATTCCCAGCCGTCACCGTGAGCCGACCACTTGATCTCGACCGGGTGACCGCCGTCCGTCTGGAAATCCAGCGATGCGCCCATGCCGGGGCAGTCATCCGCGGTATAGTAATCGACGACCTTCTCGATCTTCATGTCCCAGCGGTGCGCCGCCCAGTTAGCGATGCCGCTTTCGAGGAAGGTGCCGGCCTGAACGGACTTGTTGCCCGAGAGATCTTCGGGCGGCAGCTTGCCAGACTTCTCCATCCACAGCTGCCATAGCGTCGTGAACGGGGACATGTCGAACAGCGCCGCGACTTCGCTTGCGCCGATGTGTTGTGATCTTATCTCATGCCAGTGCGTCTGGTCACGGACGGATAGTGCTCCCATGTATGCCTCCGGTATTGTTGTTGTGGGCTTACAGGCATACCGCTGTCTACGGTTTTATGTCAAGCCCCTTGTAAACATCATCGAGAGAGCGGGCTAAGATATAGATTCCGCCGCGCCTTTCCCATGCGACCTGCCACGCAGCTTGCACCTGACGCTGCTTACCGCGCTGTGCTTTCACCTCGATGGCGAACGCGCGACCCGGGGCGATGACACCCAGCAAGTCCGGGGTTCCCTCCGGCGCCGACTGAATCACGCGAGCCCCGCCGTCCAGAGGGCGGAACTTACCCACGTTGATGCGGAACATCATGATGTCCGTGCGCCGCCCTAAAGCGAGACGGATCTCGGCTTGGAGGATTGCTTCTTTCATTGCAGCGTCACCCCTTCCGTCTCACCGCTCAGGCAATCCATTGCGGCGTTGACCGCTGCGGCCATCGCCACGAAGCACCTGCTGGCCTCGATCTCCTCGATGCCGCGCTCTTCCTGCCACTCATCCAGTGCCCGCAGCAGGCCAACTGACAGCGCCTGTATCAGCGAGAGCGGTATCAAGACCGCATCGAGCTCTGGCTCGTTCCCATCGTCATCTTCCATATTGCTGTCCTCTCTTCTTCGGTTAGCCCGTTCGTGGTCTGAGCGTTGCGCGCCCCCACCTTCTTCGCAATGCGCGCAGCCTCCTGCCCGCAGATGACATTGAACGCCCAGTGCGTCGGGTTCTTATACCCACGCTTGCGCGCGACGCTGGTCAGCACCTTGAACTTGTTCTGGAGCATGCCCTCTGGGGTCGCGACATTCTCCTCACCCTCACGGGCCATCATCACCAGATCGCCATCGACGTGCTTCACCATCCGCGGCTTCACGGGATAGACATGGCCACACACCGGGCAGGTGGGGCTCGGCTTGTGCATGGCAAAGCAGGCGGTGCAGGTCCGAACCGTCTCCGCCTTTTCGCCCTTGCCACGTTCCTGAACGAACCCATCAGCCAGCGACCACTCGCGGTCGTCGTCGATGAACCCATGCCGCGCCGTGTTGCCAGCGTGGTCGAGGATGATGGTCTTCTCCTTGTCAGGGTGAGGACGAATCGCGCGCCCGCATTGCTGCAGGTATAGGCCCAGAGACTTCGTCGGGCGCAGCAGGATCGCCACCTCCACCGCTGGCAGGTCGAAGCCCTCGCTCACCAGATCGCAGCTGGTCAGCACCTGCACCCGGCCTTCCTCGAACGCCTTCAGGACGCCATCGCGTTCCTCTTCGTTCATGCCGCCGTCGATGTGGCTGGCCGTGTAGCCTGCTTCCCGGAATTCTGCAGCCACATCCTTGGCGTGCCTCACGCTCACGCAGAACGCGATAGCCTTCTTGCCCGACGCGTATTTCCCGTAGTGCTTGACTGCGCTCCCGGTGATGACGGTCTTCACCATCGCCGCCTCAAGCTGCTTCTGCACGTAGTCGCCCATGCGCGTGCCCACCCCGTTCAGATCCGGCGCGCTCGGCGCATAGACGATAGCGTGGGATAGGAACCCCTGAGCGGTCAATTCAGCCACCGTAGGGCCCATCACCATGTCGTCGAACATCTGACCCAGCCCCTTGCCGTCGAGGCGCTCAGGGGTGGCTGTGACGCCCAATACGCGGGCACGGGGGAAACCGATGACGACCTTGCCCCAGCTGGAGTCAGGCGTGAAGTGATGCGCCTCGTCGCCGATGATGAGATCGAACGGCTGCATGCCTTTGATTCGCTTCACGAGCGTGAACACGGAGGCCACGACGACGTTCGCCGTAGGCACGCCGCGATACCCGCCGGTCATCACCGCATGCGCCACGCCGACCTTCTTCAAGGCGTTGCTGATCTGCTTCAGCAGTTCACGGCGGTGGGCCACGATCAGGATGCGCTTGTTGTTCCGGGCCATGCCGGCGGCGATGTATGAAAAGATCACCGTCTTCCCTGAACCGGTCGGGCTGACCAGCAGGGTGTTCTTGTGACCAGAGCGAAAGCTATCGCGCACCGCCTGCACGGCGGATTCTTGGTAATCTCGAAGCTGCATTGTATGTCCTTGTTTGGCAGACACCTTGGCCCGGTCTGCCAGCGGGGGGCGACGTGCCGACTCCCCAATGTTGGAAAGTCTTCCCGGCCCGTCCAAGCTCTGATCAGTCTTTGCGCCGGCCCTTGGCGATACGCCCGGTCTTTCGGTCGCGATGGAACATCGTCTCACATTCCATCTTTAGCTCGTGAAGCTCACGGCGCAGCTTTCCCTCGACGTGCATCAAGGCAAAGATAGCTGCCAGCAGAGCAAGTGCAATCAAAATAGTCATCGCTCACACCTCCATATCTCGCTCTTCGTTCTGATCAGGATGGCTTTAGTCACCCTGCAACACGCCTCTTTCAAACATGACGTTGCGGCTGCATCCAAGGCAAACTAGATGGTCGACATATGCACCCAACTCGTGATTGACCATTACCACTGCCCACCCTTTGTATTCCGCATCTGGGTCGTTGCATTCGCAGACCATCATGCTGTCGGTAAAATTCTTACGACGAAAATATATTACGTTAGTCATTCGCATGACCACACTTCTGTAGAACGCTTGAGCTTCGGCCAGCCCTGATCGAGGGTGAAGCTACGCTCTTCAAACAATAAATTGTTCGTCGGCACGATGGTCAACCGGTCGCCAGTAGTTCGGATGAACATAAATTCTTTGCCCTGCGACGGCTCGTGCGTGAACGCATCACCCTGCGGAACCGCCGTAAACAGATACTCACCGGCCTCCCCGCTCTTCACCCGCACCCGTAGCCCGTCCAGATAGTCATACACCAAAAGCGAGAAGTCCCTGCCGTAACAGTCCCAAACTTGCGCCTGCGACAGCGTCCAATCGGTGCATGCCGGATCTGCGCTGAACGAGATGGCGTGGGGTGGCAGACCACGATAGAATGCACCGCACTCCAGCATGACATGACATCCCCACGCGCGGCCCGGATGGCTATGCAAACCAAACCAAACAGCCGGCTCATACCCAACAGCACTCTCTCGGATGAATGCAGAGTCCACCCAAACGTAGTAGTGGCGCGGCAAGGATCCGCTGGAACTACTCATGGCCAGATGTCGTCGTCGTATAGCATGTCCAGCGTCTCCTGCTCGGTCGCCTTGTTACGGACGATGAGAAAGATCGCAGTCGCAAACGTCGCGACCATGACTGCCAGCAGGTATTTGCCCGACATAGTTACCCTTCGATCTTCAGCGGGCAAACCCGGTAGCCGACGTTCAGCACAGTGCCGTTGTCGTAGCGGCAGAAGTGATTGCCGTTGGCATACCACTCAGCGACGAGGTAGCTCGCCAGAGCCAGCGCCGGGGTGGCGGCGGTCACTGCAATCACAGCGGCGATAATCAGTTTCTTCATGTCAGATCTCCTTCTGCATTTTTTTACGGAACTCAGTCAGGCTATTTGCTACCAGACGCTCGGCCTCCTCAGGGTCCGCCATACATTCGGCAAAACGAACTAGAATGTCGGAAAGAAACACGGGCTTTCCAATATCGCTGCCGAACCAACCATCCGTGACGAACACGCGAAGCTCGAACTCCAAATTTTCTCGTTTTTTACCTCTGGCATCAGCGATATTCCAGCCAAAAGCCACACATGCGTCATCACGCAAATCTTTGATAAAGCCTTTGTGTGCGGGTTTAGCAATGTCATCCCAATTGGGATGCCAGTCTGTAGTAAGCGACTTTATTACCGCCTTGCGGAGACCCGCGTATAGCTTTTCGCCGTTGCTCATGCTCCCTCTCCCTCTCTCAGCTTACTCGTAACGCCACACACGAACACCGCCATCGGCCAAGCGGACGACGAACTTCTTACCGTAGCGCCGACCCGCATGTGACGCAGTGCTGGTCATCGAGCGGAGCGGCGCGCCCTCGACGAAGAAGCTCTGCCCCACTTCCAGCTTCGTCCACGGATACTTCGGACGCCGGCTGCTCGGCTGGCGCGCTGCCGGGATTGCGTAACCATCTTCAACTTGGAATGTCATTCTGTCCTCCGGTTTTTTAAACTTATAAGTCACGGCGATACCGCTCGTCCCTAAATATCACGTTTGCTTCAGCTAGGCTAATAC